ATTAATAATAAAAAAAAGGACTGAATTAAATCAGTCCTAATATCTCTTGCTCTATATTTGGTTGAGCCCACCATTCTGCACTTGGTGCAAATTCATCTAGATCTACATCTAATGATTTTTTATAAAATTCTTTTATTTTATTTCCTTTTTTATATAAGACTCCTTTTAATATAGTATCTGATTCAGCTTGCCAAAACGATAATATTTTTGTTTTAGCATCTTCTGTAAATTTAGAGTAGTTACCTACTAAAAATTTTAAATAATCATCTTTATATTTATTAGGTGTATCATATATAAATACATATCCTTCTTTACGTTTATATTCTGATAAAGGTTTTGGTAATAATTGTTGAAATGCTAAAGATGGATAGTCTGCAAATAATAAATGTATTTTATCATCATTGTTTTTATTTGCCATATCCGCAATATATGCATCAATAAAAGGTTCTTTGAAAAGTTTGTTATAGTCTGGAAAATCTTTAAATAATAACGGCAAAATAAATTTTGTTGTGTAATTATATTTAAAGACTAATATATCCATTATTAAAGAGTTTCGTATCCTTCACCTACATAATAGCTTCTAGTATGATCCCATTTATCATTTTCCCAATGCCAAGCTAGATCACCTAGTATATTATTTATATCTACTAATCCTTCTCTTAGATGTATATCTTGTATTTTATATACTCTAACTTCTGCATCATCAGTAGTTTTAAGACCTATTATATATGTTTGTTTATTATATTCAGAAATATCTTTATTTAAAGCATTTTTAAACCACCAATGTATAGCAAACCAATAAAAAGCCATTTGTCTAAAATATGCAAACTCATTACATCTTTCTTTAAATTTTGTAAATGTATTTGCTGTTTTTAAATCTATTAACGTTATTTCCTTTTTATCATGATCTACTACTAATCTATCTATCATAGATTTACATGGTAAATTATATGTAGGATCTTCCCAAAATATAACTAATTCGTTCCATGATAATCTTGTATCAAGATCATCAGTTTTTAGTAATTCATTAGCTAATTTATGTCTTACAATGCCTTCTTTTAAACTTTGAATTCTTTGCCAATCAGACCAAGATAATATATCCTTAAACGTTTTTCTTTTTTGTAAGTATTCAATATATCTGATAAGTTTGTTTTTAAGTGTTTGTGCATCTTCTAATATCTTTTCATCTGATTTAGTAGCTTTATAATTATTTTTATACGCATTAATTAAAGCTACATCTTCATTTATCTTTTTTTGTTTAGAAATAGTTTCAATATATTCTTCACAAAATTGTTTTTGTTGTTCAGATTTTGGTATTTCAAAGTCTAATGTAGTAAAATTCTTTTTAAATTCTTCTGGTTCTAATATTGCCATATGAATTTGTTTCCCCTTTTCAAAGAATTTCTTACTTTCTTGTTCTAATTCTGAATCTAGAAACTTTTTAAATAATAATGGAGATTGCTCAAAATATTTTAGCGAAGACGAACTAATTCGTTTTTCCTTATAATATTGTTTTTCTTCCATACTTTAATCTAATGTACATTGTTTTCAGTTTTTGTTAGTACATATATTTTCTTTTCCATAAATTGTTTGTAATATTTCTGCAACACATTCATCAACATGAGTTTGATTTTTAGGCATATACAAATGTACTTCCATATTATTTACTTTTAAATAATATTTAAATAATTTCCATTTAATTGGAAATGATTCATTTGGATGCTTACCACTATAGTTTTCACTACCAACATCAACGATAGGCTAAGACGTCACTTCTCATGAGTATTGTTTGTGGTCTGGACTATATCTTATATCAAAAAGTGAAAACAGCAACGGTTTAAGCTTACCCCTCTAAGGATGACTTTTTAATATTTCCTGCATCTAGTCTCTACGGCTGAATCTTTAATAAGTTGTATCCCCATTTTGCGTCTTTGGGATACGAGCAATGACATTCTCATAAGTATGATTACCTTACTTTAACTATTAAAACCTATGCCTCGGTATTAGCCTGCTTATTGACTTACTAGCGTACGCAAATTTAAAATGCAGTATTTTCGTCTAAGTTTAGCTTTCACCGATATTCAGGAATTTTACAAGGGCCGACCTTTGACCCTTACATTCTATTATCCACCCATCTTTTAAATTAACAAAATCTGGTTTATATGTTATTGATCGTACCAATTTAGATTTAATACCAAATAACCATTTAGTATTTTTCTTATACGATTCAAAACATGATAAATCATATTCAAATTTTGGCATTAATTCAAAAGATTGTGGCTCATATTCAAACTCTAAGTTTGCTTCTTTTAATTTTTTATAACAATATAATTCTAATCTACTTTGAAATTGTATATTATCAAAATTAATCTTTTTTGCATTGCGAACTTTTTTATTTATAGGTTTTGTCGTTGTTTTTCGACGAGTTTTCACCTTTTTCATTTAGCAATTCTTTTATTAATTGTCTAGATTTAGTAATCTTAAATGCTTTAATAAAATCACTAATATCTTTAATCTCAAACTTAGTATAATACTCTACTGGTATATATACGTATTCCAATTGATTTTGTTTACTAAGTTTTTGAGCTCCTTCTAATCCAGCTTTATCATTGTCATATAATATAACAATACGTTTAAATCTGGATTTCAAGTTTTGCATTATTATATTAGGTATAGGTGTATTTTCACCAGTTGGAGCAATAGAATTATAACCTAATCTATCTAAAACCATAACATCTTTATTACTTTTTGTAATTATTAGTAAATTACCGTATTTAGGTAATTGTTCTAATCCATACATATCATATAATGTACAACTAGTTCTAAATTTATTTTTTTTACTACCATAAGGTGAATATATTTGATACTTATCAAATACATTATATGCGTATAATGGTTGTTCTTTAGTATAAAATATACTAGAAATTATATCATTTACCCAAAAAGTATGTATAGGATATACTTTATATTTTTTAAGTATATCTCTGTTAATAAAATATTGTCCCCAATAATTATCATCTGTTTCAGTAAAATTTTTCTTTTGTATAGAAATTATAGTTTTAGTTTTTTTATAAGAATCTTCAATTCTTTTTCCTTTATCAGTAATTAAAATTAAATTCTTTCTTATTATATCATCATATAATTTACTAAATGCTTCTTTTGTTGTTAAATTAAATAATTCTGCTACAAAAGATATAATATTGCCACTTTTACCAGTAGCTTGATCTTTCCATAATAAATCTCCAGTCATTGTAGATTTAAATATACCAAAAGATGGATGAATATCTTTACGTAATGGAGATTTCATTACTTTACCAATTTCAAATTGTTTACCTATATAATATGAATACATATCATATTCAGTAGTTTTCTTAAGCATGTCTTTAAGACAAGCTTTTTCAAAAGCTTTTTCTAAATCATACATAAGTTTAAAATAAATGGAGCAGTCTATACACACCCCCTTACTATACGTGTATATTAAACATGGTATTGTTTAACTGCTCCATGGATTTATCTAGAATGGTAATGTATCATCCATAGTTGTCGAACTTGAACTATTCGTAGAATTTGGTTCATCAGCATTCGTTGGACTATTTACCATAAAAGGATTTGTATTACTTATAATAGGAGCATCTGCTCTACTTTTTATTACCTTATCATCTCCACTTATTCTAAGATTACTTTGTTCCAAAGGAACTTCCATATTTTCTATAAATGGTACATAATTTGGAAAAGTAGTGTAGTTCTTATTATTATAAATAATTTTACATCTAAATAATTTTCCTTTATAATTATCTCCTATTACAGATATAATTTTATTGGACAATTGTTCAAATGTTTCTACTTTAAATTTAAGTAAATTTTCATCTACTATTTTCTTTGCTATATGTAGAATTCTTTTTACTAGATTTGAATTCTTTTTTTCCAAAATTGCAGGATCATCTGCTTTTGGAATCCATTCTGTATGAACAAACGTTTGTTTTTCGTTATTCATAAAATGAAAAGCTAAGAATTCGTTGTTGTTTTTAGATTTTTCATATACTATTGGATAACTTCCATCTGGTCTTCCTAATTGTATATTTTCGTGGATACCAGGTTGTATATATGTTAAACCATTTTGTTCTGAATCAATATTTATTGTTAAATCGTACATGTTATTCCCTATATTATTTGTTTAAAACTTCTCTTACACGGGCTAAAAATGCATTAGCATCATTCGGTGACTCTTGTTCAGTGTCATCTAACAAAAACATAGGGGGAGTTTTTGCAGACGACTTGCCATCCGAATTTAGTGTAATAAAATACTCTCTTTTCTTATCCGATGTTATACGCATGTCGCAGTAATGAACTATTGTAAAATTACTTTCTACTAGTCCTTTCCACTCTTTGCCTTTAACAGCGATTCGTTTTTCAATAGCCCCTTCTTCTGTTTCTACCCATTCATAATGAGCAGTCATCAAAAGATCTTTTGGATAATTTTTAATGATATACATTAGTTTCCCAATTTCTTCATTATACATATTCCAAACATCAAAGCCTTTCTTAATTTCTCTTGCCGTTCTTAGTAAGCTGTCGATATAAGCTGAAAAACTATCCAATACTACTTCTGTAATATCTGGATTTTTTGCAAATTCTATTAATTTCTGATATGTTTCTTGCCAATTTTTTGGCATTGAATAGTATTTAAAGTTATTTTTAAAAGGTAGAGGTTTATTTTCTGCATTTATAAATCCACAATTTTCTGGATTCATATTGCGGAAAGACATTGTTTTACCTTTACCTGACATACCTACTATGGCTACTTGGTATATTTGTTTTGCCATAGTTTTAAGTGATATTGTTATATAAAATGTTAAAAAAAGCATCTTATAAGAGGCTTTATTTATTATATTTACAAATTACGTTATAAGATGCAATGTAAATGCTATATTTCAACTAAGTATCCTTGTCCAAATGCATCACGTGCTATTTCATAACGAACTCCGTCAATTATAACATATTCATATCCAGTATATCTATCATATTTAATAGAATACTGATTCCATCCAACTTTTACAAAGTTAGAAAAAACCCTTACTTTTCTTTTAGGTCTTTTCTTAGCCGGAATTGTAATAGTTATATCAAGTACAACTTTATTACTCTCTTTTTCTTCTTTTTCGGCATTTAGTTCTTTCAATATTTTTTCAATTGTAGAAACTTTTTCTTTTTTATTATTTAATGTTAATATCATATTTTTTGAATTTATTGTGATTAAAAATTTAAAGTGTTATATGGATCTATTTCATCAATTCTATTATATTTTAAGTTATTTTCAAAACTCAAAATCTTTGGTTCACCTTCCCTATTTTTTAAAAAATGCATATAGATCATGTTCTTGACGGGTAGTTTTTTGGGCCCATATTCTGATATGCCTATTATTTCAGGTCGGTGTAATACAATTACATAATCACTGGTTTGAAATATAGAATCACTTCCAAATAAATCTCTTCGCATTGGATAATGTAAGCTAGGATTATTTATTCTATCTTTATCTTCTATTTCCCTATTTAACTGACTTAATTGAATTATGGTAATTTTACCATATTTCTTTCTTTCCATAAACATTCTTTGGAGATTTGAAATAATTTCTCTTTCACTTTCAGATTGCTTACCTTTAGTTAATAAAGTATGATCTAATATTACTATTAGCCATTTGTTTTTCATTTCTTCTAATTTTTGAAAACCAATGATTGTATTTTTGATTTCATCAACAGTACCAGGGCAATCAATATAGTAGATAGGGTACTTTCTGATCTTATCACTTTGTTTGAGGATTTCCTCATAGTCTACATCCGATACTCTATATGAATCATCGGTGTTGGAAGCACTATATAATTCTGAAGTTGTTCTATTGAGTTTATATGATAGTTTCCTACCTACTTGTTTAGAACTTAACATTTCAAAATTAAAATTTAAAACTACAAAATCTTCTCCAGGATTCATGTCAAATAAATCTGTTTCTAAGCTATTTGCAAAAGAAGATTTACCACTGCCGCTTATACCACAAACTGTATATATTACATTAGGTTCTATTCCACCCATACATTGTCTATTAAATTTAGACCATCTTGTTCTTAAGGATCGAATTATACCTTTTCTTCTATGATTAATGTAGTTTAATATTTCATCTGTCGCATCAGATATGTGTTTTACACTTAACATATTATTCAATGTCTGTTCCATAAGACTCTGTATTAAGTGTGTTATTTATTTCATCTTCATATGCTTTCCATGCTTCTGAAGATATCCATTTACTCATGCGAACCATAAATTTCATGGAACCATCTTTAATTCTTTTATTTACTTCAAATCTTAAACATTTTATTATATGATCATGTATTGCTCTATTGTTTTTAGTTATAAGCAAATACATATTTTTACAATGTTTTTGATCTGTTCTAAGATAATCTATAACTCCATCTGTACGTATTACAGATTTTGGATATTCTTCTAAAAATTCTTCAAATAGATTTTCTGTACGAATTAAAGAATATAATTTGTTACTTAATTTGCACCCACTATAATCATAATAATTATTCAAAATACTAGTAGATGTCAGATATCCAAGTTTGTTAAGTTTTGCGAACAATTCTTTCATGTTCGTAATAGTGTAGTTTGCTTGTAAAAATTTACTTATCAAGTCAAACTCTTTGTGTCTTATTAAGGTAACAATTAAATATTCATTTGGCGTTAAATTCAGATTTTCTAATAACGCTAATGACATTTCTATTACCATATTATTATTTTAATTAAATTGTTTATAAATCTAAATAGTTATTATTCCAAGTAGATTCTTTTGTATCATAATTTACCCAACCCCATGTATCTTTAGCTAATTTAATGTCTTTATTAGCATAAAATAAATACCATAGTATCATTTCATAATATAAATCATCATTTTTATCTGGTGATGTCCACCAAATACAAAATTGCCAATTGAAAAAATATATTTGAAATGATGGACTCCATTCAAATCTAGGACTATTAAATTTATCCTTCCAACCTAAATCACATTTACAAATTTTAATTGGACTACCTATTTCAATCCAATAATATTTACCAAATAATTTTATTATCCAAAATTTAGATCTTAAAACCATTGGTAAATTGTATATATTAGATCTTATAGTTTTACCCCAATCAGTTAATTTATTAATTTCTTCATCTGATTTTTTGGTTACTTGTTTAATTCTTATAATAGACGAACTAAAATTTCTTGGATAAAAGTAAGGAGTTCCGTGTCTTAATTTGCCTAAATAATATTTTTTTATAGGTAATTTAAATACATTTTTTATATTTTGTTTGATAGTTTTTATATTCATTTGAATTCTTTTTCATAAAATTTTTCTTTAGTTGATTTATTTTCTAATACATCAACAAATACTATTTTTTTATTATATTTATAATATTTTGTTATTTTATCTACTCTAGTATGACCTACGATCTGATGCATTTTTTTAAAAGGTTTACTTTTTAATTCTTTAATATCAGCCCAAAATGGTCCACCTTCATCGTTATATCCACCTCTATAATGACCAACATTAAATAGTGATTTATAATTTGCATCAAAAGCATTGTTTAATTTATCAGCTAAAGTATCTCCTTTTGTATATTTAAAATAATAGTTAAACCAACCATCATGTATTCCAGCATGTGTCCAAATAGTATCATTATATTCAAATGCCATTTGAAATAATTTTTTATTATCATTAAATATTACATGTAATGATTGATACATTTGTGGTCTATATCCAGAACAACCATAATGTTTATAAGTATATAAATATTGTAAATCATGATTTCCCCACAATAAAATAACTTTATCTATATTATTTTTTTTAAAGTTTATAACTTCTAATAAATTATTTTTTATTTCTTCATCAGATATATCAAATGAATCAACATAATCTCCTATAAATATTATTTTATCATAATTATCTGGATTTATTTCTTTCCAATCTGAATTTCCATGAAGATCTCCAACTGTTATTGTTTTCATTTTTACCATAATGTTAATTGTGGATTATCTATTATATCAATTATTTTTCTTGTTTCACTAATATAATATCCATAATCTATATTGTAATCCTTAATATTTTTGTTATTTTTGTTATTATTTAGTATGGATATTCGACGGTTTATACAGTAGCTAATATATTTATTATTATTTTTATCTACTTTATATAAAGTTCCACCGTTAGTAGAAATATAAAATCTAACTGATTTTTGTAATTCTTCAACAATATGTATATTATCTTTTAAAACATGAAATTCATTTACAAATTTAGCATCTACTTTTTTAGCGATACAAAATGTATATATGTCTTGTTCTTCATATATTGTTTGTTCTATTGGTATAGAATTAACAAAATAATTATATAAAGCTTTTGATATAATAGGTTTATCTATTCCTTGTCTAAGACTTAATTTTTCAAATTGTAAAAAATCTCCTTTTTCTTTAACAGAATTATCTTTTTTAATTGTAATATAATTATTTACATCTTTGCGAATATATTTTAAATATTCAGTATATTCTAAATTAAATCCTGTTTTATTTTCCCAAAGACAACATGTTTCTTTATATTCTTTAAATTTATTATTTGGTACTATAGTAACTAATCCATCAGTATTAGCAGATATAACTTGAAAATTATTTTCAACTAAATGTTCTATTAACATTAACATATATAATTGTCCATTTATAGTTACTCTAAGACCAACCAATGGATCATATAACCAATGTTTATCGTATAATGTTTTACCAAATACTGAATTTACTAATATTTTTAATACATATGCCTCAGTTTTTTTATTAGAATTTTTAGCTTCTATTCTTTGATCAATTATTTTTTTATATAAATCAATGAAACTATTACTTAAATGAGCAGGAAATAAATTATGTTTAATCATTAAACTAGGATACATTGAAGTAATATCACAATCTATAATTCTATGTTCAGACGTTTCTTCAAATAATCCTGGTTTATCATCTGAATGAATTCCACCTATACCTAATTTATATTTTACACCATTATATATAATAGATTTATTAAAATATGGTTGAGATTTATACCAAGTTTGAGATTTTATTTCTTGTAAAAAATCTTTTAAAATTGGTGAATGAAAATAAATGTCATCAAATATTATATTTTCATAATGAATTATTTTACGTTCGGTCCGCATTTCTTTTAAATCTTTAATTGGTATACCTGATAGATCAGAATACATTTTTTCTATTAATCTATTAGCCATACCACTATCAGATTCACTCATTAAGTTCAAATTATATTTTTGACTTATTTCCCAACGAACATCAATGTCTTTTTTTAATTTATGATATAATTTTTCTGTTATTTCAACATCGTTTAAATTATATTTTATTATTTCATCAATTTCATTGTCTTGAATTATTTTGTCTACTTTAAAAGGTAAATCTTGAATTAATGGCCAATTTAAATTTACTGCTACTAATTTTAAAGATTTCTTTTCTACATTACCAACTCTCATTAAATCTATAGAATTAAAAGGTAATTGATATTTATATTCTGTAGGATTATTATTTATTATAGACAATGCAAAATTATATATGTTTTCAGTAAGTATATCACTATTTAATATACTAAAAATATCATAATTTTTATAAATATAATTTAAAATTGGATTATCAAAATATTTAGAATTATATCCAACTAACCATTTGTTTTTATTATTATCTAAAAAATTATATAATTTATCTAGATCATTTGTTTGTTTATATATCACACATTTCATTACTCTGTGATCGTCAACTCTTTTAAAAGTTACACAGAAGAAATTTACATATGTTTCTATGTCATATATATAAATCATCGTGAATGCTATTTATAAGCGAAATAAGACACTTTCTAACCGTCATCAATAGTTAATACTTTTATAACGTGAAAGTGCCTCAGATCGCTTTATTTTAAGTCTTCTCAAAAAACTAGTATTTATTTTAATGAGAAAACTGTACTATTTTTACGTAACATTTATATTGATGTTACAATAATGTGTAATGTTTATTTGATATGTTTTACAAGTTTATTTCTATACTCTTCATATTGAGTTGTCCAAATTGTAAAATTACCAAATATACCCATATCTTTAGACCATAAGAATGATTCACCACCTGGAACAGCATCTGTAAATACATTATCACAATGCCATTTATCTACAGGAGATAGTGCAGTTATTTGTCGACATGTTACTCCACCACTTGTAAATACTGGTACATTTTTAACATCTTGTTTTTTATGTATGTGTCCATGATGCCATTCTCTTATTTTACTTTTACCCCATAAATCAGGAAATTTTTGAGCAAGTTCATTACTCCAAGTATTATATCTACCTGTTATTTTATGAGTCCAACCAACTAATAAGTTACCCCAGAGTCTAGCTTTGCTAGGATCTTGTGATACATCTACAGTAACTTTGGAATAGTTGCGAAAATATTGTTTAAGAGAATAACATAACATAAATGATGCTAAGAAATCATGATTTCCTGGTATCCATATTACTTCTACAGGTGCAACTTTACTACATTTTATTATGTTATCTCTAGATATACAAAAAGCTTTTTCATGAACTTTTGTAATTCGACCATCGACATCAAGTGTATGTTGTCCACCAGTAGTATGACCTTGCATATTATCTACATGGTACATATCCTGACCTATAATATAAAATATCTTCTCAGGTTTGTATGGTGCAAGTAATGCTAGATTTTCATCATTTGCATATTTATAGTCTTCAATTGCAATATTGAGATCATAATTTCTATAACCAGTTTCTTGCAACCAAGCTAATTTAGCAAAATGTGCATCAAATGTAGTTATTTCACCAGCAATACCATTTTTGAACACTTTTCTTTTTGGTAATGTAATATTCAAAGGTGGCATGTCTTTTATTAATTTTTTGAAAGATTCAAGAATATTAGATTCAATAGGTTTAGCTTTAAAAACTACTTCTATAGAATTGTTTTCATTATTAGCCATCATAAACTCTGGATAATGTTTGGAGTAACCTTCCATTATTTGCACATTATCTTTTTTTATGGTATAATTAGCTTTATCATTTGTTTTAGTTGTTGTTTGAACTTCTTTAGTCCATTTTAATTCTTGATCTCTTTTTTTGGCTGCTGTATTCCAATGACCTTTTTTAACTTTGAATGAATACACATAATATATATTCATATCAATGTTTTGTTCTTTAATAATTTGTTCAATTACGTTAGAACCATTATAATTTCCTTTGATTGTTATATTATTTTCCATTTATTTTGATTTTAAATATAAAATGTTTTATTAAAATGGTAACTTATTTTCTTTTCTTTTAGTAAAGAATTTTACTAATGATTCTGGTGGTTTCCATTTGAATTTAATTGGTATTTGTTTTATACCACCACCTTTATCTTGTAGAATATCTTCAAATTCATTTTTACTATTATATCTCCAACTAACAACATCCTTTAGTGTACAAATTTTAGTAACACCGTCTTTTAGCCATATTGCATTATTTTTATAATGACCCCTAACTTCAAATGGTTCAGGTGTTTCACCTTTAATTTTAAATGTTGCAGGTTTATTTTCTTCTGGTAAATTATAATTTAATTTACTATGATCAATTTTAGTTATAAATTTAACAGGTTCAAAAACTTTATTTTGTTTAGATTTTTTAGATTTAGTCTTTTTATTATCTTCAAATACTTTATGAGAAGTAAGTCTCAAATATCTAATAAAATCTTTTATTTTTTGATCATCCCATTTTAAATTATTATCTTCAGTTATTATTATTTTAGCCCATTTATAAATATCGTTTCTTTTTAATTGAATATCTATTTTCTTTTCTGGATAAGCTAATCTACCAGTAGTTGCTAACAATAATAGAATTTTGAAAGATTTACTCCATTTTTCTGTATCAGAATAATGATCATTTCTTCGTTCTTCTTTAGCAAATAATTCTTTTAATTCAGATAAAGACTTGTATCCTTTTTTATTCAAATATACATTTTTATCTTTTCTGGATCTTTCATTTTGTTGCATAACAATTTCATCTGTTACTTTAACTATTTTTTTAGGAAGTTTGCGTTTATAAATAGTTTTATATTCAATATGTGCTGGTATAGTAACATTTGATTCAAAATGAATTTTATCTTGTTCCTTATTACCATTTTCGTCATAATTGATCAAAGTTGGTTGTATAGATTTTACGCTCGTTAATTGTTCTTTAACTTTTATTGGAATTTTTTGAGATTCAAATAAGTTTGAATTTCTAATGAATTTTTTATCATTAGATCTTCT